TGCTTGCTTTCGCTGTGATTGCGTGGCAAGTCAAAGTTCTCGGTCTTTTTCTTGCCACGCCACGCTTTAGGAGTGATGCGGCTGAAAGCTCTCGATGCGGCGCGTGCGAAACCCATGGCTCACTCCTCTTAAGATGCAGTTATCGACCTCTGGCAGACCGCCACAGCTTGTTCAGATAAGAACCTATTGGAGGTCTTCCGTATGGCATTTCCACGCCATTATCTGGATCTTGAGGCCCTTGAGGCTCTTGAGAGTATCCATTAAAATAGCCGTCTACTGCACCATACCCTTGTAAGCCGCTATAAATTGCACCAGGCGCACCACCAGCCACAAGTGCGCCCCATGGAGGCATTCTAAATGGCTGTTGTTGAGAGGCCTGCCTGGGATTTTGGCCAGCGTTCCCCATAGTGTTAGGCGAAACAGTGCCTGGGGGAGTTTGGCTTTGTCCGGTCGCTTCAGTTACTGGTGCCATACTCATTTTTGGAACTCTTGGAGGACTAAGCGTTCCTGATTCTGGGTATGTTGCTCCCTGTGGCACTTGAGGAACAGCTGGGCCTGCTGCTTGTGGACTTTGGCTTTGACCTTGACCACCAAACAGGCCTCTCCACGCCGACATTGCCATGCTGCCAAGCGGGTTTGAACCATACGCACTTGGATCGTTAGGGTTTGACGCTTGAACCGGAGGCGTTTGAGTAGGACTAGGCTGTCCAGATGAGTTTTGAGCAGCATTAGACGAGCCGTTAGCTTGTGTCATTTCCGCAGCTCTTCTAGCTCGCCACTCTTTAAAATCAACCCCCCGAACTCCTCTAGATTTTGCTATCCTCCAGTCCGCAGCAGCTTGACGAGATGCAATTCCAATTTGAGGGTTTGCATTCGCTCTTTCTTGTCCTTGCAAAATGGCAGCTTCTTCGCTGGTCGCACCATCAAATGCTTGCGATCTTAAAGCCGGATTATTGCCAGCTTCCCAACTTCGTCTCAATAGGTCTTGCCTATTTGAAAAACCAGACATTGTTGCTCCGCCAAGACCCCTGTTTGGGTCGTTTCTAGTGCTTCTTGGAGGAGGTTCGTACGGGCGGCTTGCTTGTCCTCCAGATTGCTGACTAGGAGCTAGTGGCGTTCCGTTTCGCATTCCATTTGACAAAAACGAATAATCCCAATTGCTACCACCCCATTGTGGTCGTTCGGAATCGCTTAACCTTGCTTGCACATTTCCATTTCTATCGACAAAGTGCGTTTGAGAAAACTGGTCGGGATTAAATGCGCGTCCCCCACGCGCGTCTCTTTCGGCTTGCCGCTGTTCTATTCCAGCCCTTACTTCAGGAGCTATAACAGGCCTTTGGCTTTCAGGCGCAACAGATCTGTCTGCCTGAACCCGAGGCAGTGGGGCATTTGGGCCAACTGCATCCTGAACCGGAGCCGTGTTCATCTTGGGGGCTTGCTGCGGACTAAGTGGTGCAGGGGGCTGTGGCCGAGGAGTCATTCCCGCAGCTTGCCCATATGGAGTCTGAGCAAACTGATCCACCATGCCTCTTGACGGGGCCGGAGAAACCGTGACCCCCAGTGTTGGGCCAACAGGTATTGCCGGTGGGCCTCCAGGTGGACGCACTGCTGGTGGGCCAGGTGGCCTGACCGCTGGTAGATTAGATCCTGGCGGGTTCCCAGTAGGAGGGCCTCCTCCAGTGGTTGCCGGTGGCCCATAGCCTGGACTAGCTGACGGCAATGGATTTGGGGCCACTGGCCGTGGAGCAAATGGCCGTGGAGCCATCGGAGGTGCAACTGGCTGCATGACGCTTTGGACGCCCTGCGGGTTATTATTCATTGCCGCAGCAGAATTTGGACGCCATTTCGACCGATTTCCGCCCATCGTGACAGGCATAGCCATGCTTCACCTCCGTACTCTAATTGTTCTGGTCAACACTGATAATTGTATCAGCATTTTCCTTTCTTGTATTCCTTCTTCTGCATTGACTTAGACTCCTTCTTCTCGTGAGCCTTCGTCTCTTTTTTCTCGGCCATCTTTGGTGCGGCTTTTTTAGCCATAGTCTGGTTCCTCAAGCAAGAATCGGTGGTAGATTTGACGGATCGGCCACAGTGGCACTGACGCAGTAGGCATCCCACCCTCTGCCTTCTACGTTTCTCTCGGTAATCCAGCAGTAGCCATTCCAGCCCCACTGAGTTCCCCATGAGTTTTGCATCAAGATGGCCCATTTTCCGCTGGGCAATCGCTTCATTCCCACTCCGCCTGTTACAGCGTGATTGTGCATTCCGGCTCGGTTGCCTGGGACTCCATCTTTGTCGAGAACGTTAAAATTGGCGTTGACCGGCACTGAAAAGTTAAATGGCATTCTGAGCTGTGCGGCAATACATAAGTCTTTAAAGGTGTTGAGTCTGTATCCGATCTCAACCTTGAACCGCTTGGCGTCATCTCTGGCCGACTGAGGAATTCGTGAAGGATTAATTGTCGCATAAGGAACCAGCGGCTCAGAGCAAGTACCCTTGTTTTCAAGGTAGACCAGAGCTTCCGCAATATTCGATCCAACGTCCCAACCATTACATAGATCAGCATAGACGAGCCAAGGACTGAGAGCGACATAAGCAGCACCAGAAACGTACCGAGCGATTTCCAGACTGCTTGCCGCTGCATGGCCATTGCAAGCCCCTTTTCCATTCTGGTCTTTCACCTTAACCGGATACTTTGGGTCGTCCCTCAGGTCGAATTCTTCCCATTCGCTTTCGGGGATGTCTGGGAGTTGCTTGCCAGTGGCCAGCATGAGCGTGGATTCATGGCTTCCCAGGTATCTCAGCTCGCCGTCAGGTGTCACCCAGCCAAGCAGATTGCTCACTTGATCACCTCCACCAGCTTGATAATGTCATCCTTGGTCTTGGGACTGACAGACTTGACGATTTTTCCTGCCTGATCCTGAAGTATGACGGTCGGTAAACCGATCTGACCAACGGTTTGCTGAAACCCTAGTCGATCTATGTCCGCTTCCCCTGCGATGTACGAGCGATACTGTATCCCACGCGATTCTAGCAACTTGCGGATCTCTGGGTCGGTACGCCATGACTGCTGCTCCGGTTTGGATTCATCCACAATAACCGAAAACCACTTGATTCCACTGACCGGCTGAGGCTTTTCATCCTCGTCTGGTACTGGTGGCGGGACAGGTCGAACACCACCCTGTTCGATGGCGATGACACTTCCACTGGCCTTGCCCACAAAGTAGGTAAATCCAGCGTGGCTAAACACCACCCGTTCCTCGACTGCTGGCGGAACCAGAGTCGAGGGAACAGGCTGTTGAGCCAGTAGAACTGCGATCAGAAGTCCGATCACAGGCCGACCTCCCATTGAACAGATTTAAGCTGAGACTGAATCGACTCTTCACGCTGGTTCATTGCCAGTTTGACGCTGGCCTCGTCGATGCTCACCAGCTCACCGTTGGCCAGCTTGGAGAGCAATTCGCGGATCACCTCTACGATGATCGGAGTTAACAGGCGGATGATGATCTTGCTGATCATTTGCTTGCTTCCACTTCATAAATGTAAATTGCTTTGGGGCTGAATAAGCCGCGAGGTTTGGCCAAGAGGAATCTTGGTGGTCGTGGTTTGCCGTTGATGGGACGTGGAGGCAGGAATTGAACCTTGACCTCTTTTTGCTCGACTGTGGTGGTCGTTGTGGTCACTGTCTGCTTTGGACACTGGCCGGACTGACAGGATTGAGCTGCAAGAACGATGTACTCTGCGAACAAGGATCACCTTACCTCTCTTGGGTTTAGGGTATGTTCCCGAAACAGATTTCGGGAACATTTGTCAACCATTTTCCCGACATCAGGAAAATGGTAACCGTCTCGCCTGTCCTCTCGACGGTGAGACGGTAGGCGGGGAGACTGCTCACTTCTTCGGGTCTCTCAGAGACCTGCGGTAAGCTGCTACGGCGTAGATGATTGCCGCCAATGCGTACATGGTCTGAGGGATTGACGGATCGACAGAACTGCCTTGAACCGCTTTATCTGTGACGATTTGAGCCACAGGCACAATCCATCCATAGTCAGGGTTGATGACTTCTTCGATCCGCATGTCATCAGCCCTTTGGTGCTGGTGGCGTTTGGCCAGAGTTGAGATAGATGAGCGTTTGGGCGATTCCGAACGCCAATGCCATGCCCAATGGGCTGGTGGTTGCAATAATCGAGTCAAGGTGTTGGCTCAGAACGCCAAGTGCCGTCACAGTTCCTGCAAGAGCCATGCGAATAATTATCGCTCTGGCTTGCTGGGCGTTGATTTGTCCAATCCAGTCGTTCATATCGGAGTCCTTCAGATTGGCCGAGGTTTGGGTGGCACTGGGATGACGGATGGGTTCCAGACGTAGTTTGGATCGTCCAGATAGTTTTGGAACACTGGTGGAGGAACATTGATGAGCTGGGTGACCAACTGGGCGTGCTTTCTGGAATCCACTGAATACCGTTCAATAGCCTTTTGGCGTGCGAGACGTTTCGCCATTTCTTCAGGCGTTGGCTTTTGTCTGCCTATCATCCAGTTAAGAAATTCTCTGCCTGTCATTTGGATATCCCCTTTGGAACGGTAAAGCAGTGGCCCAGTACAATCCCCACCCCGAGAGCAAAGCTGAGACTGTGCTGATTGACTTCCCAGATCGCTTCAGACCATGTCACGCCGCCGCTTTGCCACTTGATCAGATCAACAATCAGCAGCACGATTGCAACTGCGATCAACACGACAAAGTTCTTGGCGGCAGTGCTGAAGGTCATCAGATTGGCCCGTTAGCAGTTCCGTTGGATGTCCCGTTGCCGTTGTTTGTGGGCCAGAGCGGTGGCAGGGATGCGAAGAATTCGCCCACTGTTGGAACTGCCTGAGTGCCAGCTTGGACAGCCTGCACCATGTTGTAAAACAAGCTCCAGATTGAGTCGCGGTAAGCGATTGCGGCATCACCTTCAGACCTGTAAGTTGTGATGTTGCTCAGTGTCCAGCTTGTAGCTGAAAGAATGCTGTCATATTGCTTTACGGACACCGCTTGATCAAGAAATGAGCCGATACCGTTGCCGATTTCGGTGAGCCTTTGAATGACGTATGCTTGCTGCTCTTCTGCCGTCAGATCAACGACCGTCCATGTATCGCTCACAAATGTGCCATCGAAAGCAAAGCTCTGAGAAAGCCGCTGTGTGGCAGGGTTAAACGATGGTATGGGCGATGGAGTGTATGGGTAATAGCCGTATGTGGCTAAGGATGCATCATCCAAGGCGTTGAAGTTGGAGACAGTCGTGAATGACTGTGGTAGCCACTGTGGGCCTGAGATTTGACCGTTTGGCGATACTTGGCAATATTGCATGTTTGCTCCTTATGCGTTGGGGTGAGCCGATGTTGGTGGCGTGAAGTTTGCGGTGTAGCGAAGAGCGTTTGTTACTCGGAAATCGTCGATGTAGCCTTTGAAGTAATGCGCCCCGCTAAAGGCTGAGAACCCAATTGTTGTTGCTGCTGTTACGCTAAAAGCGTTGGTTGCAGATGCCACTTGCGTGCCATTCACATAGATTTTGTAGTTATTAGACGTGTCCCTGGTGACTGCAACGTGATACCAAGTCCCTGCTGTAATAACACCCGCCGCAGAGTTGGCAATAATACCTACGCCTGTTTGGTCGCAAACGATCATGCCGCTAGGTTGCACCCCAATATCAAGACCTCCAGCGGTGCGGGTAATTGCTCTATACGCAGAGAGGTCGTCCAGCCTGATCCAGCATTCAATTGTGAAAGCAGTGCCTGTGCCTGATGGCATCCCGCCTGAAAGAGACAGGTAATCTCCAGTGCCGTCAAAGTACGCTGCTGCCCCACCAAACTGGCTTTGGGTCGTAGACATTTGTGCGTTGCCTACGGCAGTAACTGTTCTTACATTTGAAGAGTTATCCGTAAAAGTCGTGCTTCCGTTAGCCCCATCCATGTGCAGGAGCAGAGAGACGTTGCTGAAATAGCGGTCATTTCCGGTGGCGAATTCTGGTAGTGCCGCAGCGGGTGGCGTGAATGCTGATGTGTAGCGAGCGTATTTGGAGACTCGAAATTCGTCTATGTAGCCGTTTAAATACAATCCCGTGTAAGGCGTGCCTCTGCCACCAATTGCTATCTGAGTCGATGGAGTGTTTGTCGTTCCCGAAACAGTGCCTGCGCTGCCAACTTGCGTGCCGTTCCAATACGCTTTGACAGAAGTCCCTGACCGCACAAACGCTACGTGATACCAAACTCCAGTTGTTGGAGCGGATGGCAGATCGTATGTACCTGAATAGTCGGTAGCCCCTACCGATATCGTGGACTCAAGCCTATACGCTCCGGCGTTGTTAAACATGTAGTATTGAAAAGCTGAGGCAGATGCTGACGCGCCACGGGCAAAGAAGAATCCAGCATAGTTGCCGTTTGTTGGCAGTGCTAAGAAATAGACAAAGCCTTCGACCGTAAAGTCGCTTGGGAACGCAAAGGCAGACGCATTGCCAGTAACCGCCAGATAATCCCCAGTCCCATCAAAATACCCACTTGCTCCACCATACTTGCTTTGACTTGTACTAATCTGGGCATTTCCAACCGCAGTCACTGCCAGTGCATTTGGCCCAGAATCCACAAAGTCCGTTGATGCGTTCGTGCCATCCATGTGCAGCAGGAGCGAAGTGTAATTGTAGTAAGGGTCGGCCACCGTGGAGGATGCGGTTGTTGGCAATGCTGCTGTGGGAGGCGTGAAATTGGAGACGTAGCGAGCGAATCGGGAAATGCGGAGGTCGTCTATCTGCCCGTTAAAGAAGTCTGTTTGAGATCTTACCCCAGATGTCGATTGGGTTGCACCTACAGCAAAGTCGTTGTTTCCAGACAAAGCAAGCGAATAACTCTGTGTATTTGTAACAGATGAAACCAAGACTCCATCTTTAAAGACTCGCATTGTTGAGCCGCTTCGCGTAATCGCGATATGCGCCCAAGTATCGGCGGGCCAAGTCACTACGGAAGACGTAAAATCTATTGCAACAAATGCTCTTGCTACCATAAAAGTACGGTTTGATTTAATTGCAAAATAAAAACCTCCTACAGTTGGGCCAATTGAAGACACTAAAGCGTTGTTACTGAATAAAAACGAGCTATATTTAGCCCAAAGCTCTACAGTAAAGTCTCCTGTACCAAAGTTTACTGTGCTTCCTGAAGGAACGCTTAGAAAGTCGCCACTGCCATCGAATATGGCTGCCCCTGTCCCAAACTTTGGCGAAGCCGTACTAATCTGTGCGTTGCCCGTTGCCGTCACCGTCAGTGCATTTAAACTGCTATCGGTAAACGTGGTCGATCCATTCGTGCCATCCATGCTTAACATCAGCGAAACGGCTGAATAGTAAGGGTCGCCACCATCTACGACGATACCTCCACCACCACCACCGACAGACTTTTTGCTATTGCGAATTATATTTGCAAGCATTAGAAATTCTGCCCTCCAACGTAACCCTGCCAGCTTGTACCACCGTCTGAGCTAAAGAATGCGAACGAGTCCGCTTTGCCTATCGCAGATGTGATTGTTGGCGGAGTTCCACCAGCCCACTTAATCGCCGCAGGCCAAGTGACTGAACGTGGTGTTCCATCAGCGGTGAAGATCAGGGTGAATGAGCCACCGGAGCCGCTTGCAGGAGGGTTGCTGATCGTCAGGGTGGTGATGGCTGCGTTGAGCGAGACCGTGAAGATATTCGATGTTTCAAGGTTTAAAGTGAGCGTTCCACTGGATATCGTTGGGCTGGAGACAGATTCGCTATAATCCCTGATCTTGGCTCGGATCAGCTCGTTATCCTGAAGGTTTTGCGTGCCTGTAAACGAGTTTGCACCAGCAGTGATGTAGCCGGACGGGTTGCTTGTGCTGTAGCCGTCTGTGATGCCGTATCCTGATAGCGTGGTTGGCTTGCCAGTGATGTTCGCAAACGTCAGGCAGGATGTCGTGGCATAGTTGCCCAATGGTTGATAAATTGCCGTGGCATTGGCTGTGGTCAAATACACCGTCAGGTTTGGCGTGCCTGTGATATTGGCGTAGGTAAAATTGGCCGATGGTAGTTTTAGATCCAGTGCGGTCTGAAGTCCTGTGACCTCAGAAATAGCGTGCGTGTGAGCCGATGGAGCAAATGTGCTTGGCTTGCCTGTCAGGCTCGCATAAGTGAAATTGGATGTCTCAAGTTTGGCATCAAGTGCGGTTTGCAAGCCAGTCACGTTCGCGATGCTGTGCGTGTGGCCTAAGACAGAATAGGTGGCGTTGGCACTGGATATTGTCAGGTATGGAGCCAGATTGGCCGATGTTAGACCATCCGTAATGCCATATCCAGCGAGCGTTGTGGGTGTGCCTGTGAGGTTGGCGAAGGTCAGGTTTGCGGATGTAAGGTAAGCCCCGACAGCCTGATAACGAGTGTCCGCATAACCTTGGGTCAGAATTGAATAATCTGTCATGTTTGGGGTGCGTAAAGCTGTTCTGCCGAAATTCTGGAAGATAAGTTCTGCGGATTCACCCAAGGCTAGAATCGTGCGGTAATCGTAGGCTTGCGAGAAGGATAGATTAGAGTCTGTTCCCGCCCACGAACTGCGGGCTACTATTTGAAACTGCGAAGGTCTTCCAATTGCTGTACTGTTGGAGTAAGTGACTGCCTGGGATAGCTGATTGATCGTGTACTCTGCGGAACGGTAATAACCTGCCTCGGGAACTTCTTCGTAATTGGATGGATTGTACGAACCTGTTGCACCAGCAGTGTATTTACAGCGAATGCCACTGGGTATATGAGGATCATAAAGCTGAGTGGTTCCCTGTGGTCGCACACCTCCGGTTAATTCAAATGTTGCGGAAGTGATCGTATTTGCATTAGTCTTTGTGACAGAGTCCAGGAAAATCTCGCCATACTGCCCGACCATGACCCGTCCTGTTTTAGAGGAGTTGGCAGAGCCTGTATCGTTGGAATTAAATCCAATAGATTTGTATTGCAAAGCCGCAGTAGACGACGAACTTGCAAGCAAACTACCGTCAAATATAGTCTTTGTAACCGTACCCGATGTGTTACTTGTCAATAGCCCACGGGAATAGCCCTGAATGGGGCCACTGGCCGATGTAATGGAACTGTATTTTGGGAACTGAGATAACGTTCCTGCGGTGGTCTGCGTATCTTTCCAGACCTGAATATAATTGGCGTCTACAATGGTCGTCACATCGTTTGCAGTCAGCGAAACATTGCCCGTGCGATTATTAAACGCCGTGACGCCGCCCGGCTGGGCCGACAGCACTCCATTGCCCGTGATCGACAGGTTATCCCCAACGATGATGCCACCGATTGTGGTGTTTGTGGCTGGAACCAGCGTTGTGCTGACGCTCCCAGATTTAGCAATGGTCAGGCTGTTTCCGGAGTTCTTGCGGATGACAATCGAGTTGCTCATTCGGTCACACTCGGCAGGATTGCAAGCCCGCCCCTTATTTCATAGTCCACAGCGCCAGTATTGGAGATGAGTTTAAGGTCATACACGTAATCGCCAGCCGTGATGTTGGCCGTCTGCGATGCTGGCATGGCCACAGACACAGTCCCATTGATGGCCGATGTGATCGAGATCCCGCCAGATGGGGAAGTCAGGTTGGCGACCGTTGTGCCGTTGTTGCTTGTGTAGTCGGTTTTGATCTTCATCCTCAGAGAACATCCGGTCAGGTTCGTGGCCGTCCCGTTTGCCTCTTGAAACGTCAAGTACAAGGCCCAGTCGGCACCCTGTTCAATGTCGTTGATTGTGTAAAGACCTGCGCTCATTTGGAGAGTTCCATCAGCAGTTTCAGTCGAGCCGCTTCCACCACTCCCGCTGGGACTGACTTCTTGGCCTGGTCTTCAGTCTGCTCCTCTTCAGGAGTTTCCATCTGCTCGTGCTCCGGTGTCTCTTCAGACTCGTCTTCCACCATCTGGGACTGACTGACCAGCCCGACCAGGTTGGTGATCTCTTCTGTCACACTGGATAAGACTTCAAGCATGGCTCGCAGCTTCATTTCGTTCTTGCTGCTCAGAACCCGACCAGCCTTGAGATCAGCACCCACCATTTGGCGAGCCGATTGGAGTGCTCGCTGTACAAAGTTTTTGAATGCGGGTGGGCATGACTCCCAGCTTTTGAAAGCCATGATGCGGGCGTTATCGTTCGCGGGAATCGTCACAGGTGAAACCTCCAGAAGTTTGGCCTTCTCAATCAGGCGGATTATCTTGGCAGCTTTGAGCCTTCGCAGGTCGTCCTTGTCAGGCTTGTAACCCGCCTTCTCCCATATCTGTTCCAGCTCGTAAGGGCTGACCATGGAGGTCTGGAGTGGCTCCATGCCCACAGACAGCTTTTTAATCACCCCGTCTCGCATAAGTGTCCGCATCTGTTTAGAGGCGTCCACATCGCTGAACTGCCCCTTGACGTACAAGCCTTTACGATCTTCGTAGGCTTCCGTGTATTTGCCTAAAGGCTCTGTCCAGTTGTGCATACTCCCGCCGATAAACCCGTCATCAAGGAAGTCTTTCAAGCCGTCTTTGTAACAGCCAGGCATGACGACATCGCCAGCCTTGTCCAGCGTGTAAAACGTGCTGGCGTAGCCTTCAAAGCCGCCTGAGCTGGATTTCACTGTAATGTCTGTCATCTTAAGCATGTTGCAACCCTGTAAGTAATAACTGGTCAAATCAGTGTAACATCAGTCTTGCGTAGTGTCATCCCATTTCTCAGGTTGATCCACATCCAGCACGCCCGCCACAGCACAACGGCAACCAGGGTGCAGGGGAGGGCATTGAACAGTCGCGTAATATTCGACTTTGCTCTGGCCTGTCGCAAACGGTGATCCCTTCTTGACCAACCGTGGCCGACCATCCACCATGCCGATCCGCTTGCACTCATCACAGGCATCATCCGACAGGATCCACTCGTATCCTGTGACCACTTCCATATCTGCGGTGCCTGCGAGATACCCATAGTTGTGTGCTCTGGCCGACTCCGTCACAGCGATCCGGCGAGCCTTGTGCCTGGCAGTCTCGGCAAAGAACTTGGAGAGTCGTTCGGTCTTCGATGCCAAAGTCTCGCCAGCCTTCTGGCCCGCGAGCAGCTCGGTTCGCATCTGGTCCAGAATCCGTTCGGCCTCGTCTGCTGTGGCCGCCTGCATGTCGTTAATCGTGGAGGTTGCCAGCTTGATCTCATGGTTTTTAATCTGGTCGTAGACAGACTGATTGCGGATCTCCCATTGGTCCGCTTCCTTCTGACCGATCTTGATTCTGGCTCGCCTGGCGGATGCGTCAAACATGCCCACGATGTCGATCACGAATCGCCGGATCAGTGGATCTTCCACATCATGGGTGATCTGAACGCGAATCGGTTCCGGCATCCGCTTCTGGATCGGACCCATCGCCATCGAGAACTTTGATTTATAGATGGGCTGGAGTCGCCACCAGAATGACGACAGAATCGCATACATGGAGCGAAAGATACGCTCCTCGTCTTTGGCTGGCACAATCGCTCGCAGCGACGACTTAGTAGGTCGCTTCGGCTTGATTTTGACTTTGGATTTCGCCACCGTTCAGGCCCGCCATAGGTGCAGGAGCAGGTGCAGACTCAGAAACGTAATTATCGCCGTCCTCGGTTGGTTCCAGAGCGACGATCCTTCGCCCCTCGTTGCGTGTGATCAGGCCGTTTTTGTAAAGTGAAACAGCGCGATCCGCCTGAGCTTTCTGATCTTCAGCCAGTGCCTCAACGTTTGCATAATCCCACTTCAGGCACATCCGGCCTGTGGGGTCATAAAGCGGAAGTAGCACATCTTCCAGCGTCTTGGCAATCAGGTTGTGAAACGGCACCACCGCGTTGATCCACGCAGCTCTCTGAGCCTCACGATAATTGCTGTAGGTTTTGCCGGGATCAGGCAGACCCAGCAGCATGGGCGATAATCCCATAGCGCTGGTGATCCGTGCGACAGCGTGCATGTCCACGTCCTGAAGCAGCATGTCCTTGGGAGTGGTGCCAAGGTTGCTGACAGAGACGGGAGCAGAGAAGACCAGAGGCGAGCCTTGCTGGTCGATCCCAATCGACTCCATGATGGACTGCTTGAGCTGGTCCCTCTGCTTATCCTGAATCTGATTGTCACCCACAGGCGTGACCACGATATTCGTCACACCGGTGTTTTTGAGGATAGCGCCCGTGTAGCCCGCCAGCATGTTGACCAGGGCGATCTCTCGACAGCAGGCCATCAAAGGTGTGTAGCCAAGCCGGTCGTTCCATGAGTCGATGCCGCGTTTGAATACGATCACCTGGTCAGGAGTGAACGTTTCGATTCGACCTGTTCCGGCAGGAATGTATTTCCACTGGGTCATCCACTTGGAGCCGTCTGTGGGGAAGTCGGGAGCCGTCTGGCGAGCATCCAGCCAGTACAACTCGCCGATGGCTCCACCGTTTGTCTGTGCGATGTAGCTGAAAGCGGTTCCAGCACACATCAGGTCGGTGATCCACGACGAGACCAGAGCGTGGCCGGAATAGATCGGGTTTGGCTTTTTCAAAAGGTCGAGGATCGGGTGGCCTTCCAGCTCGACCTCTTCACCAAACTTTGTCGTCATGTACAGACGCATGGGTACTGACGTGACGTTGCGAATGATCCAGTCGAGGCCCAAGGCCACAACCGGATTCTGACGGAAGTCGCCCGCCTCACTGAGCCAGTCGAACCGTGCCGACGGTATTTGTCTGGCTCGCTGAGGGTAGATGGAACCGCCACCACCACGGCCAGAAAACAGAGTTTTCACGCCCGTGGCCAAGCTGCCCATCATCGTTTGGAAGTAGTTCTGCATGGCGTAATAACCCTAAGCGTGTGTAATAAGTTAGACCTAATGTACCACACAAAAACTCAAAGCGAAACACCCACCTTGCGGAACAGATAGTTGAAGGCTAAAGAGAAGGCGTCCACCTGGTCATCCGTCTGCCCATCCTCGCCATTGAAGTCGGCAACTTCATCGAGGAATGATGTGATCCAGTTGCCTTTGACCAGCACCACATTGCCACGAGCCGTTTCCTTGGCCGATGGCATCGCGCGTGAATACTTCCCGCCCGTGTGCGATTCTTCCACAACGTGATAATCGGCCAGAGCCAGTCGGGTGTATTGGTTGATTCGCTTCCCGGCTGAACCTGGTTCGCGTTCTAGGATCACCGTCACATCCTGCCCATCGGTCTCGGCTGTCTGTCGCTGGATGGTGTCCAGCTCGTCCGGCCCCCACTGGCCACGGATCACACTGTCTATGTAATACTTCTGGTCAATCTTGTGCATTCGCAGACCAACAGAATGGTCACCACCACCACTTGTGGCTGCGGTATCCCATGCCCTCACGGACAATCCTTCGCCCTTGGGTATCTCCTCGATGGAAGTGAACCAATGCCGCTTGAAGAGAGTTCCACCTGGCTCGACAAACTCACCCAAAAGTTCCTGCCTTTGCCAATCTGCGGAACCGACTGTGGAGACGCTGGAAACGAAGTCTTCAGGGTTGAAGTAGTTACTGGCCGATGTGGCTGTTGTCACAGAGACATGAGCCTTCTTGACAAGATCGTAAAGCCAGTGCCGTGTTCCTCTTGGTGTGCTGGTCATCCATGCCTGGCCAGGCGACTGCCTCAATCGTCCGATGGCAATCAACCATGTTTCCTCGCTCATCATGGCCGACTCGTCGAGCCAGATCCATCCAAGGTTTGGCCCTCTGAGCCTGTCGGGATTGTCTGCGGACCTCCAGTAAATCGTTCGGTTGCCTTTTAAGGTCATCTCGTAATCAGACTTGTTGAACGACTGAATCAGTCCGGCGGGTCTGGCAATCTCCAGAAACGCTCTCAGGGATGCCGTTCTGAGCATGGGGAATGTAGGAGCCAGCACCATGCCTGAGCTGTTCTCAGGCATCTGTAAGCACTTGATCGCACCCGCAAAGGTCTTTCCTGATCCGATTCCACCGATGAAGCCAGTGAACTTGCTTTGATCGGCCCAGAACTCTGCCTGCGGATCAGTGCACTTCGTGAGGTCAAACATCTGTGATATCAGACTCGATGGACTTTGGCTTAGGCTTCGGAACTCTCACTAAAATGCCTGTATCTTCTGTGGCCTTAGGAGGTTCAGAGATGACAAGCCGGCGCGAGTATCGCTTGGGAAACTTCCGTTCCAGCAACCAGGCTGACGCTTTCCAGTCGTCGGTTGCCATCGTCTGAATATTGCGAACATGCCTTAATTCGAACTCAGATGTAGCCTTTTTTAGCATGATACGTAGTGACGGATCTGCTCGCATCCAGTCACGAAATGTGCTATGTGCTACACCAGCCGCACAACACGCAACCGCCATTGGTCCACCATTGGAAATGTTGTCCAAGATAATGGGAATCAGTGTTTCGCGGTCTTTGGCTCGCGCCATCTCTTAAGCCTCTGGTAAGTAATAACCACACCCATTTTAACAAACCCGCTGTGATTGCAACGGGTTTCTCTTCAAGCAGATTCTCAGAACTTCGTTTGCTTCCATTCGGCCAACTGTGGCTCCTGCCTTGCAAGCCACGGGAGAGCCGCGATGAACTTGTCTACCGTCTTGACTGACGGGCTGGTGATGCGAAACCATCCCAGATCGTCGTTCCTCATAAACAGGATCTCAATCCTCTGAGCGATGTCGTCCCACTTCGGCACGAACCGTGTGTATCCCAGATCTTGAAACAGCAAGTCAGAGAGGACAGTAGAAACCTGTTCGGCCTGTTTCTGACTGATCTTGCCCTTACTGATCACTTCTGAAAAGTCGATATGCTGATTCACTCATTCTCCTTGTCTTGAGACTCGACCAGGGCGATATACGCCTCGTACATTTCGACACCCTTTAACCCCGAATAATCGAACTGAGCCGCCATTTCGCGAAACGCCTTGTCCACAATCTGCAAACGATTCCACAGGCTCAAAGCAACCGCCTTGCCTTCGCTGTCTGTGAGTGCAGCAATATCATCAAGATTGATCATGGTTCCACCTCAGAGATGACTGTGTCGTAAGGGTCGGCTAATATTGCTTCAGCGTCTGCAATATCTTCAGCGTCTTCTATAGCTTCAATGCAGGCAGATTTAGCTTTCTTAATGCAGTCAAATTCGCCCAAGTGGTTCAAGGTTGTGGGCATGTCGTCAATACACCAGACACGCGCCCCGTAGAATTCCTCGTCAATCAGCCAGACCGATGCCGTTTTATCGCCAATCGCGACCGACCAACTTCTACCATCAGTTGTGCACCATCTTTGCTCAATCATTGTGCTTGCCTCTTCTTGTCTTTCTTGCGTCTTTCGGTGTCCACCATAGCCAGAACCACTGGTATGATTTCATTCATAAAGTATTTGCTGTCGTCTTTTGTTCTTATCGCTTGAGAAAGCCAGAATGCTTCTGCCGCTTGATCTGTCTCAGCTTCACCTTCCTTATTCCCCCGTCGAAACCGATGTTCCATAGCACTCACAATGCAGTGATAAACCTCATGGTTCACTCGCGGTTTCAGCCAGGCACTCAGCTCGTTGTTGGCAAAGTCGATAAACTCGCGGCCACTGGCCAACATGTAGTAATCAGGACAGCTCATGCATCATTCTCCATGTCAATTTGCGAAACCCTGTAAGCATGTTTCACCTTCTTGTTCTGGTGGTATCCATTCAAGTAACGATTCTGCTTCACTGCGATACCCGTCACAGATCTTTGACCTTTCGCACTGGCCATCAGTTCGGTAATCGCTGGATATCCGTGATTGCTGGTGTTGCCATTTGAACGATCATCCAAGATCGCGTTCGCGTGCATCCGCTCATATTCCGTGCCGATTCGCTTCAGCTCCAATAGTTGATGCTGTGGCATGACTTCCATTTCAGTTCGCGAAAACCTGATCTCAGCTCGCTTAGATTTCATTTGGTTGCTCCACAGTTTCAACGATGACAAAAGCGGAATCCTCATCGCCCCAACATTTGCGAGCCTCTCCCGAAATCACCTGACTGTCATCCTTCCAGAGCACACCCTTGAAAGCATCTTCCAGGCACCGCAACAGCTTTGTTCTATCCGGTTTCTGAGTGTGCCAGAATGGTGCTGTCGGCTTCATGATGGCCGAATTCTTGCCAGTCCGGAAATGCGCTTTAGGTCTCGCAAATGTAAACAGAACTTGCAGATTGATTGGCCCTGATGCACACCCCCAGCCCGATTCCTTCACGGCTGTGGTCGCAGCTCGCTTGCACAGCGTTTGCCACTTAGCTTTCCCTTTTGCCGTATCAACCACAACAATCCTTCCTGTCTTGCTGTGCTGAAACGCTTTCTTTGAGCCTGATGGCGATGGCTTGCCTAGGATGGTAAAGGATATTTCACTCATACCTTCCTCCAAATCGTGTCAATCCCTTGATCAGTCACCGTGTAATCACCAAACAGGTTTGGTGATTCAGCCTGCAACACTGACAAGACAGCAATCGCCAGCCGTTGAATTTCAGCGTCCGCATGAATCGAGCCACGCAACTCAAGGAAGTGTCGCCATGCTCTGGCGTTGCCAGTCACGAAGATCTTTGTCTCAGTGCAGTTTGGGAGGACAGCGCGAGCGGCCTCGCGGCATTTCTTGCGTCGAAGTGTCGGGCTGTCGATGTCGGCAAAGTCGTTGTATTCCAGCGTTTCGCACAGCGCCTCGTAATGTCCCTGCGCTCGGCCAATGGCCTGAGCCCAGATCGCTTCTGGCGTGCTTCCTGGCTTGATGCCTGGTGGTCGCACAAACGCACAGTCCGACTCGTCCACATATCGTTGACTTAGCTGCGAATAGCTCATGCCAGCACGATGCCTGACCAGCTCGTGCGTCAGTGACCTGCTCACTCCTGTGAATATCATCGAGTAAACCGCATGTTCCAGAACTGAGCCGTGGCCCACTTCCAAGATGTGATTTATGTAAGCCTGATTGCCACCTGGTCGCGGCTTGGCAAAGCTCATGTAGCACAATCGGCCAGCGATCTCCACGAGATGCTCGCTAGCATTGTCGGTGTCGCTGTTCCAGTGTTCGACTCCGTGAGCTTCCAAGAACTCGGCACAATCAAGGCTGTTTAGTTCTTGTTTGCCGACCAGGTAGACGGATGGGGCGTTGATGATGTTCATGATGTTCCCTTGTATGCTTCAATCTGTTGCAACAACAGCTTGTGTGTTGAATCTTTAAGCTCTATCTGCCGTTTTAATTTCTGAATCTCTTCTGCTTGAGATATACTATTGGACACGTCTTTATGTTTTTTGAGATATTGAATTTCGGCTGCCTGCTCAATGCACCGCATTGTCAAAATAGCCTCTTGTTCCAATATCTTGCTGTTTGGGTCGCATGGCGGATCGTAGCTTAACCCAGACATTAGTTTTTCAGCGCGTTCAATAGTTGCGACTTTTGCCCACTCAAGACCTTTCAAACGATATCGCTCTATTGCCTTTTTTAGTGATGATTCGGCGGATAACGTTTGAGGCTTGCCATGAATCGCCATATACCTGACATAGGCGAAATTTCCGTGGTCGTACAAATGCTGCAAAACTCTATTGTGAAGCGAAGTACTGGCCATCCCAACTTTTAATTGCTTGAGTTTTGGCCAGAAAATCCAATAGATCCCACCAACGTGCTCGACCTCCAATGGATGACTCAAAACGCCAGAATACTTGCAGTAATTTGCTTCCGTCCATTGGATGTCGATGCGTTTCATAGACTTTTTTGGTGCAACTTGATCAGTGATCACGCTAGCGTTTCCCCCGATTCAATCGAAACATTATTCCGTTGTTTCGCTTCCCAAACTTCCAGCCGATCCACTCTGACTTCAAGTGGAGCCTCAACACCAATCTTGACCTTGTCGCCCCTGATCTCAGTGACGCAAACCTTAAATTGAATGTCACCGTAATTGATGACAAGAACTCGGCACAATCAAGGCTGTTGAGTTCCTGCTTGCCGACCAAGTAGACGGATGGGACGTTGATGATGTTCATGATGTTGGTCGATCCAATTTTGCTCTTAGGGAGAATTTAAGAGCCTCTCGATTAAGCCCTGTAATATCTGGGAAAGCATGATGTTCTTTTGACCATTTCAATTGGCTTATAGAAAGCCCTGAAATAAAGAGGTTCCATGCCTTAATCCACAAAGCAGTTCTTAGATCAATAGAAGACTTCATCGCAAGAGCTGTTTGTTTTGACCGATTTGCTTGTATTAAAGCATAGATTGGACTTCCGGGAGATGCCTGATTGTTAATAAATTCATCAAAAAATCTGTCGCGTTTTTTTTCATCTACGTAGCCAAAAAGAAAATGAAGCGCTCCAATTATACCTGGAGGCGACAATCCTTCGACACGCTGTCCGTTTAGATGTACAAATTTTTGAGAATTTACCATGTCAGGGTACTCTTGAAGGAATTTTATAATCACACCAGATACATTGGTTTTACGGCTGCTTGAAACGGCGCTGAAGTCTCCCGCAAAAATGTAGTGATAGACAGCAGACGCTGTTGCTGATAAGCCATAAGTATTCTTATACCCTGCAAGTTGCAGTACATCAGAGTTTGACCTTCTTCTCCCCTTGTCCATAGTGTCAAACGTTGTTCTGTCCACACCATAGACAACAAGAGATTGGATACTTACCCCAGATAATACAACAGCATGAAGACGATGCTGACCATTTATGACATCGCCCTGTTTGTCGAGAATGATTGGCTCACCATTATATTTCCAAAGTCCGCTCTTCATGGTTTCGGAATAACTTTTAACCAAAGCATGGTTTAAAGTTCGGTTCCGGAAATCTTTACTGCCTGTAATCCATGCCTTTGCCATCAGCGGTGTAATTACTATCTTATTTGCAATTGTCGAAGATTCTGGCTTGCTAGAACTTTCGATAGTATTTGCGATACGATTATACTGGCTCATGAGCTGCTCGTTTCTGTTGAAATGTGATTCCGTTGTTTCGCTTCCCAAACTTCCAGCCGATCCACCGTGACATCTGTGGGCGCAACAATTCCCAGTTTGATCTTGTCGCCTCGAATCTCGACGATGGTGATACTTACGTTGTCACCAATCATGAGAACTTCATTCTTCTTCCGTGCTAAAACCAGCATGTGTAACCTCCGTGATGTGTTGTGTATGGGTGCCGGGGGTTTTGAAGCCCCCGGCTGTCGCATTGAATACCGATTGGTCAACTCCCCCTGGTATCCTTGTGAGTTCGGCAGGCTGATTGCCCACGAACAAACTCGAATCAACCAACTAGGAGTCTGTCAGCAGGCTGGATTTAGCCCCTGACAAGTCGCGTGTAGGAATCGAACCTACCGAAAGCCCTATTGGTAAGGGCTATTGCCCAGCCGCGACAAATTGCCATCCGTGGCAGCGGTCACCATCCATGAATCCCGTTTGACATCTGCTCATTGCTGATCGCGATCATGAAACTCGCCACAGATGCCACCGCTATGCGTCACCGGAGTCCAAGTCTCACCAAATCTCAGCGGCCTGACGGGATTGATTCGGCACAGTACTCGTCCACGTCCGCAACAGTCACAACCTTGGGCAAAACCACTCGACTGGATGAGACTCGAAAGCCTCTGATGGCTCTGATCACATCCAGTGCAAACCGTTCCACAACTGCCGATTCCTGGTCGTCCAGGAATTCGCCTGGCGAAATGGTCAGGATCGGATTTGTTTGCTTTTTAAACCTGTCCATTTCGTCGTGAATGAACTCTAAATCTGTCTTTGTCATCACTGGTCCCTTGTCATGCCTGGGTAAGGTGACCACCGGCTCATTGCCTGTGATTCACTCACTAGAAAATCGTTGCCGTCTTTGTCTTTACCAACACTCACCAGTTTTTCTGGCGAGTAAGGCGAGCTTTCCCAATCCAGCTTTTCTTCTGTCCATTCTGGATGTTCCGCCCTCAATGTTGCTCTGGTCGTGAGCAGCTCGGCTTCAAGCAACTTCCGCCAGCGAATATTGTGAGGTCTCAGATATGCTGGATCGGCTGATCTCACACCGTCCATAGTTGAAAGCAGTCGTTCTCGGTGCTTTGCTCGCTCAGATCCCGCCAGAACAGATTGACCTGTTCTGGCAGCAAAGATGATTTGCAGAGAAGTGACCATCAGAATGGCACCCCATCAACTTCATCGTGTGGATCAAAGGCGTGGCCATTTGTGCGAGTCTGGTCAAGATGTTGCTTCATAGCCCTATCCGCATCCGTCTCAGTCACTCCACCACCTGGCCGAACTTGCATCCGGCCTCTCAGGTGTGGTGCAATCTCCACAGATTTGGGAAGGTCCGATAAAGGATTAAAACCTGTGGACCCGCCAAACGAT